ATCGGCCAGCTGGCCCTGAAGCTTGGTGATCTGGCCTTTCAGGTCGGCCACGTCCACGCCTTCAAAGGCTTTCAGGCTGTCTTTGGCGGTGTTCAGCTGGGTGGTCAGGCCGTTCACCTGGATCTGCAGGTTGGTGGCTTTGGTCTTTTCGGCGGTGATATCCCTGCCGTTTTCGCCCATCAGCCAGTCCAGCTGCTCATCGGTGATGTTGGGGATCTGCTTCTTTACGTCTTCGCGTTTCATGTTGTGTCCTTTCTGCCTGCGCTTTTATTTACGCGGGTCGCATCCGCTTTGGCTGTACAGTTTTACGCCATGCCGGGCAAAAATTGGTATAAAAAGTGCCCGCCCCGGCCTCGTGCGGCTGGGGTGGGCATAATAAAAGTGCCTTTGCAGTTGAGTGCAAAAGCACATGAAAAAATTCAGATGAAGATTTCTTCAATCTCCGCCCGAAGTTCCAGAATGTGAAGATACTCCCCCATAATGCGCTGCTGATCACGCAACAGGCGTGCGGGCGTACCATCCAGCTGGGGCTCGTCCGCGCTGGATGTGCAAATTACTTTTGCCTCCATTCTGGTGTTCAGCTTTTTGAGCTTCTCGTAACGGATTTTGGTCTGATGATACTCGGCTGCCATGCGCTCTTTGTAGTCGTCACTCATCATGCCTTTTACAGTGTCTTTCAGTTCCATGTCGTCCTCCTTGAATCCTTTTCGTAAAAATGGGCATAAAAATACCACGGTGCAAAATTGCATCGCGGTTAAATTGAAATCTTTTCAACATGAAATCGTTGACTTTTTTGTCTCTGCGGGTGTATAATGATAACGGAGGAGGTAGCAATACGCCATGTCATAGTGGTGTGCGCCCCCACCCTTTTCAAGAGCCGTCTATGACCGGCTCTTATTTTTTATATCTGTAGGCTTCAAACGTTTTGTCACCCTTTAAGACCAAGATGTCCACATCAAAATCACAACTTCTTTTGATACGGTTTTCTATTGTCTTTTTAAGGTCGTCAAGGAGCACTATATTGTCCCCGCAGTTCAAAATCACACCGCCGGCGGGGGAACCAAGCTGTTTTACAGCGCTACGCAAAGCACTATCAGCAGCTTTTGCAGTAGAAATAGATTTTAACTCCCAATATTTCCCGTCCCACAAGTAGTCTGCCCGCTTTTCATACTTTACAGAAGATTCAGCCAACAACACAATGTCGCCGCCGAGATTCTCGTGCAGCCATTGTGCTGTTTTTATTTCCTCGGCATGGTGGGCAATGCGGTAGCTCTCGCCGTAGGTCAAAGTGCCTGCGCCGGGTTTGGCATTGCGCTGATACTCTGCAAGTACATCCTGTATTACACCGGGCACGGAAGGTTCCTGATTTTCAAGGGCTTTCCTCGCCGCATACGCCGCCCGTTTCTGTGCGTTGATGCGCTCCTTGTTGGCGGCGTAGTTCACCCGGCGCATTTTGTTGATGTCTCCGCCTGCCGCATTGTACTGCGCAAGGTATTTTTCCGGGTCATACCCTGCCACGGTGGTGTTGTGGTCAAACCGGATGGCAAACTCGCAGTCACAGTTGGCGTGGATGTGTTCGGCGTGGCCGCCCTTCAGCACCTTGCTGCTGGCTTTCTGCCAGCCGTTGCTTGCCAGTGTGATGCAGAACGGGCAGGTGTCTCCGTGCGGAACCCAGGCCCACTCGGCCCCATCGCGGACGGCGTTTTTCAGGGTGGTGTCGGCTCCGGCACGCTTGACCAGGCGGCTGACGCCGTTGGGCAGGTTGGCAGGGTTCTGGTTCTTGGTGGCGTTCACCATGCGGGCAACCTCGCCGTAGGCTGCCGGTACGGCAGGCTCGGCGGCGGGCACCCCGGCGTTGGCCGCTTCGGCCAGGGCGTCATACATCTGGCAGGCCAGCTCGGCGCTGCCCTCGCCGTATTTTGTCACCAGCGCGGCGGCGTAAGTAATCAGCGCATCGGCATCCCCG